CCGGCACTAGCACCGTCGTGCGCAAGACCACGACGGAACGGACAGCGAAGGCCGGAAATAGCGTTGTCGTTATACCAACCGTCGCAATAATAGGTACTGGAGCTGCCGGAGGCGACAGTCGGGGCGGAGCATAGGTTCTGCATACTGAGCTCAGTGATATATTTCCAGCCACTGGGATCGTTCTTAGGAACCCTCGCGGCCTTTATCAGACCCTCGATCGAGTTGATGTTGAAAGCCGAGTAAAGGGACGGGGCGACATAATAATCTCCGCTACCGTCGGACAGCTTGTTTATCAAGGAGCCACGCTCGATCAGACCGATATGGCCGTAGAAGTTCTTCAAGCCGAGGAAGCAAGGGACGTGCGCTTGGTGGACGGTACCACCCTCCGAGCCCTTCACGGCGTAGTCGCTCACGCCGACCGAGTCCCCCAACTCGATCCCTACGCTCGTCGGAATAATCGGATAACCACCGTTATGGCTAGACCAAGGATCCCAAGACCACTCGGTAACACCTTTACCGGTACCGCCCTGATATAGGCCATTGGAGTCCTTTACCGGGTTCAACGCGGACTGGCAATCACGGGTACCCATGATAAGGCGGTAGAGATAACCGACGACGCTGTTCGCGACGAACCAGCCGGATTCCCAGCCCTCACCCTTCTTGCGGGCGGCCGTGCCGAAAGCCGCGGCGTTCATGTTCGTGGCAACCATGCCTAGCTGCGTGTTGTGCTTCCCGTCCCTCGTCGCGTCGTTGTTCCCGCCACGATAACGGGGATCGTCACTGACGACGGAGACCAACGTGCCGCTCGTACGATCCATCACGCCGGCTCCCAAGGCCGACGTACCCCCGGCCGGGATATAATAGTTCAAATGACCCTCGATCGGGGTCGGGCTCACGGCCTCGTAATAATAGGTGGAGTCTACCCACCAAGAGTAGTAGTGGGCGTTCCAGCACCACAGGTAATCGCCCATCGTGCCGTCCAAGGCGGCGGGACTGCCGTCGGCGAAACGACGGTGGTTCGTCGGGTCAAGCTTACGCCGGCTACGGTCAACGGACACGAGGTAGCAGCCCAGACCAATCACGGAGGGAAGATCCCGCAGGAAATCGATATTACCGTAAGCCTCGCCGACTGGCGTGCCCTGACCGCGTTTCCAGCGACGGATAGCGACGTGCTTGTTCACGATCGATACCGCATCGGCGAAAGGGATCCTCACTGACTCGCCCGTTTCCTTGGACACTCCCTCGATCAAATACTTGGAGGGCTGGCTCGTGTCGGCCAAGGGCAGCTGGTCGATCGTCTTGCCGTTATCGAAGGCCGTGATGATAGCGCGTACCTTCTCCTCCTCTGCTGTTGTTAATGACATGATTCTGTATATTAAAATGTTAGACAATTATACCTTTCGTATCCGGCTACCGGATAAAAATCTCATCACGCTACCGGCCTTGCGGATAACCGGGGCCGTGACCTCGATCTCTATCGTTTGGGCGAGCGAGGTGTTCTGCGCCGGGATAACGTGGATCGTGGCCGTGCCGGTCTTACGCACGGTCAAGTTCCCATGTGGGTCCACATACAGGGCATCCCCGGAATAAAACGCTTGCTGAAAGATCACGTTCGGAAGGACATAGGCCGGGAACAGACTCACGGCAATCCTCTGGGCGACCGTATTCCCCAACGTTATCCTCTTGACGTATCCCAACTCCATCCTCGTGGGGGCCAATAACGCCTGGCTCATCAACGATTGCTCGGCGGCTCTCATCGACGCTATCTGCGCCTTGCCCTCGGAGATCATCGCCTCGGCATCGACTGCGGCGGCAAGGGCATCATCGGATGCTCGACCGGCCAAATCAGCCTGTTTCCCAGCCTCCAACGCTTTAGCGTTAGCCAAACCCGCAGCAGAGATAGCGTTCCTCGTGGCCTCGATAGCCTTATTCGCCTCCGCAAGGGCGGTCTTGGCCGCTTCCGTTGCCTGCGTACCACGGGCGATACATTTCCACCAAGCCGTATCGGTCAAGGGATGGTTCTTGTTTCCGTCCTTGACACAGAGGTAGCAGCTATCATCCGTGACGACGAAATCGAAGGTGTTGTACGTACTCGCCGTGGCATAAACGCCCTTATCGACGAACGCCACCTTCCCCAATACTATCTGACTCATTATAATTCCTCCTTCCTTTTTTTGGTCATACGTTCAAATACAGCTCACCGGTCTCTTGGTTGAGCTTGACAAGGTTTGGTGACACCTCGTCCTCGTAGGACATCACCAGCGTCATGTCGGCGGGGTTGATCGTGAAGGTCGGGTATAAAACGCCTCCCTTCGCGAGGATGCCCGTATCGACATACCTGTCCCCATCCAGATCCCATTTCCACCAGTTGCCGTTATCGCCAACCTTCCATGGGTGGTCGGCCAGCTCCTGCGCACGGTCACCCTGTGTCTTGGCGAAGTTACCCTGCGTATTGGCGTAAGAAGCTTTCTCATTCGCCAATTTCGCCGCATCATTTGCGTTTTTAGTTGCGATCTCGGTATCTTCCTTGATCTTCTCTAACCCATCGTGGGCGGTATTAGCGTTAGCCGCAGCTTTATTGGCTAGATCAGCCGCAGTATTAGCCTTACCGGTTGCGGTATTGGCGTTCCCTGTCGCAGTGATGGCGTTCGCCGTGGCCGTATTGGCCTTGGACGTGGCCGCCTCGGCGTTCAGCTTGGCGGTGTTGGCGTTGCTCGCCGCCGTATTGGCCGCCTTAGTGGCGGCACGGGCGTTGGAGATCTCCGTGAGCATGTTCTCGTAAGCCGTCTGGATGGTTCCGAGGCTCACCTTCACGCTGGTTTGTATGCCGTCTATGATCTTGCAACCGATCGTGTACAGACCGGTAAGGCTGTCAGCCAGCGTGAGTTCTGATATTTTCTTTTTCTTAATCGGCATATATGTTCAAGTCTATGTAATACTCCCCATCCTCCGTGACCACCAGTTCCCCGGCCTCGGTAGCCAGCAGGTAATCGATACCATCCATCCGGAACACCGTGAACTCCAGCGTGAGGTTGAATGTCACCACCACACGCCCCCGGAGGCTCTCAAGCGTCCATCCGGATGTCCTCTTGTAGTAGCAAGGGTATTCCTCCACGTTGTAATCCACGTACAGCGAACGCTCGCCCGGCTGGATCAAGGCATCCAACAGGGTGTCGTAACAACTCCAGAATGTCGTCATTGAGCCGGCGATGAGACAGCATTTAAGAGTGACCTCCTTGCTGTTGAAAACGACGTTTTCCGTATCATATATCCTACCGTCAACGTCCAGTACCGTACGGGACAGGTTAGTCTTCACGGTCGGAGATCTCATGATCTCGTCCCGGCCCTCCGTCACCATCACGCCGTATCGATCCAAGGGTACGCCGTCCAGCTCGTACTCGGATGGAGGAACATACGCTCTACCCTCCGGGATCGCCACGGACGAGGGTCTTACGGGCCGGTCCTCGGCGAACCGTAACGTGAAGGCCTCCAACGTGTCCCAATCCTCATATGCCGGGCTCTGGATGAGTCGCAAGCTCCACTCCCTGCCCAGCGAGGGGATACGGAAGAGGTGATACCCGGACTTCGATAGGTGCTCGACGAGAGCGCCGGCGGATCTCCCGTCCACGTCGCGGACGAACGTGATGTTGAGCTCCCGTGGTTTCAAGGTGGGCTTTTCCAAGTCCGGCTCTATGCCGTCCTCGTCCGGCCAGTCGTTCCTGTCCGGTTCCACCAGCTCGGGGAACGGGAGAAGGCCGTCGTAACCTCCCTCCGTGATCCATACGCCGAAATCGGTGTAGGCGTCCTTGCCGTCTATGTATAACTCACCCCTCATAATATCACCACGGTATTATCCTTATTTATCTCAACCTCTCCTCCGATATTCACCAGCAGGATCACGGCGTAGTCGCTCGCCACGACCCTAGCCTTGCCGCCGTGCATGAGGATCACCTTGTGAACACGCTCGTTATCGTCTATCGTTATCACCGCATCCGTATCACCTATCACGGCGATATTGCCGGGATTGGTTACGTACACGTGGCCGGAGTCAACGTACACCCCGTAGGGCATCACGTGACCGGCCATGCCACGGAACATGTCTAACGACGGGAAATCATTCTCCGCACAAAACTCACGCCCCTGCGGGCTGAAGAACAGCCACACGAGGCTTCTCCAGTCCGTCACCCCGTTAGAACCACTGCATGCCCCGAGCGAGAGGGCCGATTTGATTATGTCGTTAACCGTCTCCATCATTATCTTGATCTCATTAATATACCCTTGTCGTTAATAGTCTTTATACCGGAGGCCGCCGACTTGGTATTCGCCTCTATCTTCTCGGATAGGGCCTCTATACGTCCGGAGATCTCAGCTACCTTGGCCGTGTTCTCCGACACCTTCCCGGACAGGTCCTTGATCGCCTCCACGTTCTTCCAGCCCCTTGTCTGGAGGTCGTAGATGAAGCGCATCTGGTCGGCTATACCCGTCACTTGCACCAACGTCCTATCTAAAAATATAAGTTGGGTCGACATCTTACCGTCTATGACGTCCGCAGAGTCCTGAGAGATGGAACCAACGCCCTTGGACGAGGCCGTACGCCCGTCGTCCTCCTCTACCGTATTACCGGTATTGAAATATTTGTCGGCCCAACCAAACTTACGGTCGAGGTCGTCGGCCAGCTCCTGCGCCTTCCGATCCAGATAATCCTGTTCCCAGTCGCTGATATAATCGTCGGACCAGAACTCGAGCAGCTTCTCCCGGATCTCTTTCATGGGATCGGAAGCGGCGGCCTTGATCGACTCCGTGACCATGTTCCTTATCATCTTCCTCACAAGATCCTTGGCCGATTGCGCCTTGTCCTCCCCGGCGGCCCACGCGTCGGCGTAAGCGTTGGCGAAATCGTCGATCGCCGATTTTATGTCACTACCGAAAATGGCGTCCTTGCCGGCCTCCTTGTTATCCGCTATGGTATTATTGATCTCGTCTATCTGGTCCCGCCACTCCTTGATACGGTCATTGTCGGTTTTCTTCTTGTCCTCCTCCTCCTTGATCTGGTTTTGGATAAGCACTTTTTGCTGTTCCAATAGCTTATTCTGCTGGTCGATAAGCTTGGAGGCATCCTTGGAATAGGCTTTCTCGATGGACCTGCCCAGCTTGTCGTACGACTTGTCCAACGTGTCGATCTGATCCTGCAAACGCTGGATACGACTCTCGTTCTTCTTGTCATGGATCTTGGCGATAGAGGAGGCAAGGGATGTGACCACCCCGATAGCGGCACCGGCGGACGCACCGATCGGCCCGAACATCGCGCCGGCTTTTGCCCCGTCCATGGCGGAATTGACCGCGTCCATGGCCACATTCAAGCCTTCGGCAATACCGGACATAAGGTCACTACCGAAAGCGTCACCTAACTTGGAGAACGTGTCGGAGAGGAACTGTCCGGCTTGCATAATATCACTCATGCCGGCATCTATCTCAGCTAAGCCTTCTTTTAGTCCCTTTGTATCATCCCCGGCTGAGAACACCTTTTTAAGGCCGTTCGATACCTTGTTGAAAGAGGTGTCCATCTGATCGGCCTCCTTATTGACGTTGGCGATCTCGTCCTTTATGGCCTGTAACTTCTCCGGGGACTTGGAAAGGATATCAAATTGCTCCTTGGTCAGGCCGAACAAGCCTTTTCCGTCGGAACCGGTCTTGAACTCGCCCTCATTGATATAATCAAGCATGGCCTGCGCCTCCTTGGAGATAGACCGTATATCGACCACCGTCCTCTTGCTCATGTCGGAGAATAGCTTCGTGATGATGGACGTTTTCTTCTGGGCCTCGTCATCGACGGCAGCCAGCTCTTTCTTCATCTCTTCACCAAGGGACAGCTTCTCGCCTTCCGTCGTAGCCTTGGCTATCTTCTCGTTATAAAGAGCCGTGATAGCATCTCTCTTATCAAGATAAGAACCGTATTCTTTCAGATACTCGTTCATGGCACGTTTCTCTTCCTCCAGTTGTTCCTTATTCACATTAGAGGTCGATCGCTCCCGTTTGACGTATGAGTTCACCAAGGCTGTACGAATCTCCACGGTCTGTTCCTTAGTCAGTTTGCCGCCTTGAGCGTCTTTCCACTCTTTTTCCTTGGTAAGTATGGCGGCGATCTCATTGTCATAGTCTAGGTTTATCTGGGCGATCTTCTTTTCCGATCCTTCTTTCATCAGATCGATCTCGGATTGCTGGTTCTGCCGGCGGAGGGATAGGAGTTCGTCTTGAAGCTTTTTTCGCTTTTCTAGTTCCTTTTTATCAATAGGTGTAGCTATTTTCGCCTTTTCCTCCTCTTGTTGGCTACTAGCTAACGCCTCCGCCTTCGTACGAGCCTTCAATCCTTGTACGACTATCTCAACCGCTTTATCATGCTCAATCTTCAACTGCTCGTTCCGTTTTCGTAAACGACGTAACTCAAATGCCTCCGAAAAGCTGGTATCAATCCAACTTTTCTTGTCTAGCTGGGAGATTCGATGGTTATTTTTTGCAATTTCATCCTCTATGGAGTTTACGGTAGCGCGCTGTTGGGCCATGGTTCGCTCATCTATCGATTTAGAAAGCATCTTATTAGCCTCCGTCATATCCATCAACATGAACTTTTGCAAGGATAGATTTTTCAGTTCATCCGGATAGAGGGCTTGTAATTTCTCGTATGCCTCCACTTTCTGTAACATGGACTTGTTATCGTCGCGCAAAGCATTCAATAGTTCATCCGTTTGAGATCTCATGCCTTCTATCCAGTCCTTCATCTCTGCGACCCTCTTGTTATGGGAATCCAACGCCTTCTCTGATGCCGTCGCCTGTGTCGCGAGCTTGAAGATCGCATACCCAAGGGCCGTAACACCCGCCACGGCCAAGACATACGGATTCGCAAGGGCAGCTTTTCCGGCGGCCAACATTGCGACAGCCTGTTTTTTCAAAGCACCTGTAAGCAGCGCGGTTGCGGTCGTATGCTGAATCGTCGCCAGTCTGCTCAAAGCTGATGTCTTGATATAAGATCGTTGCGCCACTTGAACCAACAAAATAGCTGTTTTATAAGAAAGAAACGCTCCCGCCGCATTTTTCACCAATGCCTCAACCCTCGATATCGTCCCCTCGATATCATTGTTCTCAAAAGCCTCATTAAACGCCTTGGCGATATCTGACACCTCTTTCAATATACTCTCTCCCATTGGGCGCAAATAAGCCTGTACATTATTCGCCAACAACGTGAGCTGATTATCGGCGGCGTCAGCCATCTTCTCAAACGCAGCCTCTGTCGCACCCAAGGAGCCCTGCAACTCTCCCAAATCATTTGCTGCCGCCTTTGCATTCTTTCCAGTCAAAGCCAGTGTAGCGGCCAGGCCTTCATCCGTGCCAAGCATTTCCTTCATCTTGGAAGCGGAACCACCAGCCTTCTCATAAATCAATTGTAATGCCTCTTGGAAAGTACGACCTTGGAAAGCGGCGTCTCCAAGTTCTCCAGCGGTTCCTTGGATAGCGGCACGGATCTGTGTCATAGCCTGCGCCGTCGGCGTTCCTTGCTTGGTCAATGAAGCGACAGCACCCAACACTTGGTCGATACTAATCCCATACGCGGCCGCAATAGGAGCAACTTGGGCTATAGAGGCTCCCAATTCGCCAAATGTAGTCTTACCCAACCGGACGGTTGTAAAAAGCTGGTCCGAGACCGTACCGGCTTCCTCCGCAGACATCTTATAAGCATTCAGGATCGTTGTAATGGCATCGGCTGCCGTCTCGGTTTCCGTAAGTCCTCCCACGGCAGCTTTAGCCGAAACTTCTAGGATCTTCATACCATCCGCCCCGTCATGTCCGGCGGAGACAATGCTATATAACGCCTTGGCGGCCTCCGGAGCCTTGATCGGTATCTCTTGGGTTATGGACATGACCTGATTCATGAAACCGGTCATATCATCCGTTACCTGCGTGGAAATGGTCGCTACTTCCAGCATGTTTTTCCGGAACTCCTTCTCGAAGTCGTATGAGCTCTTCGCGGCCTTGGCGAACGCCGTTGCCGCGCTGATACCGATACCACCGAATACGTCAAAAGACGTGATCTCACCGGCCAAGGTCTTGATAATCCCCAGCGCTTCACGCTTTCCTTCATACAAGCCGGAGTTATCGATGCCGGTTACCATGTACAGACTACCCTCCCTATTTCTGATTCCCATAATGCGTTTATGGTAAAATATAGGACAGCCTTTCATGTGAGACTGTTAACCGCTAAAAATTCACTTATAAGTTATCTTTTTCGACATTTTCTTTTGCCTTGTCGCTTTTTCTTCGTTCTTTTGTAAAAAGAAAAATTATCGTGGAATTCGAGATTATCAAGATAAAGCAACTGTCAGGCAAAAAGGCTCAGATATATTCTGTTATTCTCGGTCAAGAGGATCAGAGCGTTTTTGAACAATTTCTTTAGAACAACTATTCTGAATACCCAACCGAAATAGAAGATATCGTATCTAAATTGAAAATTATGGCTACAAAAACTGGGGCAGCCGAACATTTCTTCAAGCTAAACGAAGGGAAACCCGGTGATGGTGTCTGCGCCCTATTTGATAGTCCTGATAAAAAATTAAGAATCTATTGTATTCGATTTGCTAACGTTGCTATCATTGTTGGAGATGGAGGATATAAGCCCAAAAACATTAGAGCTTATCAAGAAAGTCCCGCCTTAAAAAAAGAAGCTGAAATGGTGATTCAAATATCCAAAATCATATCAAAAGCTATTAAAAACAAAGATATACATCTCGATGATAACGGTTTTTTCTTAGGTAATTTAAAATTGAAGGAGGAATAAATATGAACAATACATCTATTTTGGATACAGTACTTGGCAATATAGACACGAAAAGAGCCAAGAACATGGAAAAACGTATGATGCTTGCCGTAAAAATTGCAGAAGGTATCAAAAGGAAAGGTCTATCCCAAAAGGAATTTGCCGAAAAAATGAGTAAACGTCCCTCTGAGATATCCAAATGGTTAAGAGGAGACCACAACTTTACAACCAGCACTCTTTTTGATATTGAAGATGTTTTGAATATCCATCTTATAGATATCAACGAATATTCTCATGCAGCTTGTCCGACCTCGATATAATAAAAAAATGAATGGAACACCCCCTGCCGGAGTAACAATGATTAATGCACACGGTATCCTCCTTTTCGTAGGAGGGAAGGAATATTATTTATCGTATGACAGATACCCTTGGTTCAGAAATGCAAAAGTATCGGATGTATTGGACGTGACCATGCCGGACGAGGATTCGTTGCGTTGGGACGCAATTGATGTGGATCTTGAGATTGACAGCATAATCCATCCGGAGCGTTACCCAATTACTTTTCGCTAGAAGACACCGCTCTGGTTATCGAGCAGACACTCTGAAGATCTTGACACATTTACAGAGAACAAAAACCGACCAGCCTCACGGTTCGTCGGTTTTTTTAC